TCGCATCAGGTATCATTGATGAAATGGCGAAGAAGATTAAGTTGAAGCCACAACAAGTCAAGAATACTTTCAACATCTTTGTGAAGGCAACTCTTGAAAATCCAACTTTCTCAAGTCAGGTCAAGTCTGAATGTACATCAAAGGCTCAGGACTTTGGGAGTAAGTTTGATCCACCAAAGAACTTTGTGAAGAATGCTCTCAAGACTGGCATCAGTGACGAACTCACAGCACTCTCAAAGTTCAAGGAGATGAAGGAACTCAAAAAGACTGACGGTGCCAGAAAGTCCAAAATTACCGGTATTCCTAAGTTGGACGATGCAAACAAGGCGGGTACAGCACAATCCAGTAAATGTACACTCATTGTCACGGAAGGTGATTCGGCGAAGACCCTTGCGGTCGCAGGTCTTTCAGTTGTTGGTCGAGATCACTACGGTGTTTTCCCACTTCGTGGTAAGTGTAAGAATGTCCGAGATGCTTCGGTGGCACAACTTACATCAAACCAAGAGTTCAATGATCTCAAGAAGATATTAGGTCTTCAACAAGGTAAGGATTATCAAGATGTTTCTGAGCTTCGCTACGGTCGTCTTATGATTATGACTGATGCTGATAATGATGGTTCCCATATCAAGGGTCTCATTCTCAATATGATCCACTATTTCTGGCCATCGCTCCTCAAGTTGGGCTTTGTTGTTTCTATGGTGACACCAATTATCAAAGCTACAAAGGGTGGTCAATCAAAGTCGTTCTACACCGACTCTGCTTTCAGAGCTTGGTATGGCAATGGACAACCCGGGTGGAAGATCAAATACTACAAGGGTTTGGGTACTTCAACTTCCGCAGAAGCCCGAGAATATTTCAAGAAGATTCAAGACCTCACAGTCAAGTTTGACATGGATATTATGACGGACAAGTCAATCGTCCTTGCCTTTGACAAGAAGAAGGCGGACGACAGAAAGTCTTGGCTTTTGGAAAGTACAGCGAAAGATCCAAAAGAATTGGAAGTTCCATATGGCTCCGTGAAAAACTTGAGCATCACAAACTTTGTTCGTAAGGATCTTGTCAATTTCAGCTTGGCGGACTTGAAGCGTTCTATCGCACACATGGCAGATGGTCTTAAGCCTTCACAAAGAAAGGTCATGTATGCCTGCTTCCACAAGAATCTCAAGGATGAAATGAAAGTCGCGCAATTAGCGGCGTATGTTGCTGACAAGTCTGCGTACCACCACGGTGAAGTGTCCCTTGCGGATACCATCGTCAAGTTGGCAAATGACTACACAGGTTCAAACAATATCAACCTTCTTGAGCCATGTGGTCAATTCGGTACTCGTCTCATGGGTGGCAAAGATGCTTCTCAAACGAGGTACATCTTCACAAAATTGACCAAGGAGGCTCGTAAGATCTTTGATCCTCGGGATGATCCAATTCTGAACTATCTTGATGACGATGGTCGCTCCATTGAACCAGACTTCTATATGCCAACTCTTCCAATGGTACTTGTGAATGGGACAGAGGGTATTGGTACGGGTTTCAGTTGCTATGTTCCACCATTCAATCCCAAAGACATCAAGGAAAACATTGGAAGAGCTTTGAGTGGTATGTCTTTCAAAGAAATGACACCTTGGTTCAGAGGTTTCAAGGGTAAGGTTTTCAAAGAAGATGGTACTTGGATCACTGAAGGTGTTTGGAGAGACACTGGATCTCGCCTTAAGGTTACTGAGTTGCCACCCGGACGTTGGACTCAAGACTACAAGGAGTATCTGGATACCCTCGTGGAAAAGAAAGTCATTGCAGGATTCACAAATAACTCTACAACAGAAGATGTTGATTTTGAAATTATTGGTTACAGTGGCAAAGACTTGATCAAAGATCTCAAGTTGAGAAAGAGTTTCCATACATCCAACATGCACCTCTTCCACCCAATCAAGGGTATCTACAAGTACAACTCTCCCGAAGAAATTCTCAAAGACTTTGTGGATCTCAGACTTGACCACTACAAGAAGAGAAGAGAACATCTTATCAAAGTGCTTGAAGTAAGATCCAAGATGTGTGGATACAAGTCAAAGTTTGTGACAATGGTTATTGAAGGTGACATTATTGTCTTCAAGCGTAAGAAAGATGATCTTGAGAGACAGTTGGCTGGTATCTTCCCCAAGATTAACGGAACCTATGACTACCTTCTCAACATCAAAACTGTTCAATACACGGAAGAATGTGTCAAGGAACTTCTCAAAGAATCCAAACAGGCGAGAGAAGAACTGGAAGTTATGAAGGGTACCTCTCACATTGACATGTGGAAAATGGATATTAAAAATATGTAAGCAATAGTAGGTATGGGTGAAGCTGCGAAAATTTCGCTCAAAGCTATCGGTAAGCAAGACACATACTTACTTTCCGATGATCCAGAAGAATCCTTCTTTAAATATACCACTGATAAGAGACATTCTGATTTTAGGAAGTATCACAGAAATAGAAATGTGGTAAAACCGGGTAATGCGGTGGCGTCATGGCCATTCGGAGAAACCATAAAAGTTCAATTCAATCCAACAAACATGGGAGATCTTTTGAGTAACATGTACTTGAGTATAACAATGCCTGGTATATCAGACGGAAATTACGCAGATCAGCTGGGTCGTCACATTCTTAAAAGTATTACAATGTTTGTTGATGACATAGAGGTCGAGAAAATACACGATGATTGGGGGATTATTTATGATGATCTTTATTTAGAAATTTCCGAAAAGGTAGCAAATAGATTTCTTGTAAATAGAAACCTTGGTTTTGATGACGCACCAACGAGTACTAATGTAGCACAATACGATTCAGACTTGGTTATACCGCTTCACTTCTTCTTTTCGCGTAAATTTGCGAGTGATGAGTATGGTACGAACAAACCAAACAGACCATATTTTCCAGTCTGTTCAATTTACAGACAAAAAATTGAGTTTGAATTAGAGTTTCACAAGCAAACATTCTTTACGAACACAACCGACACTGTTACACTTTCATCATTCAATATTGTAACTGAAGAGATTACGGTTAGTCCAGAAGAAAGAAAGTTTTTGGCAAGCGAACCACAGACAATGATTACAGACTTGGTGCGAAAACATCCAAGTATTGTGAGTGATCTTAACAAAGATGTGATCAGGAATAATCTAGTGCCAAATATTCCCGTGAAGTGTATTCATTGGTTCATAAGAAATACAGCATTTGAAAATGCGGATGACGCCGAAGGCACTGGATCTGGTGGTGAATACCTCTATGAAAACAGGTTTAACTTTTCCGCAACTTTGGATTTCCAAGGTGAAAACACAACACTTTATCCTGTAATGAAAGATGCCAGTTTTTACATAAACGGAAATAAGCTTCCTAATGTGTCAAAGACTGGGCACGAATACTACAAGTACCTTGTACCTTATCACACGAGGTTATCAAGACCAATTAGGAATATTTACACATATAGTTTCTCGATGAATCCGATAAATGTGGAACCATCGGGGAACTTAGACTTTAGCCAAATACAATCTGATAAGACTAACATAGAAGTTACATTAGACACAGATTCTGGTATAGATATATCTACAGAAACTTTCTCTTTGAACATGTACTACACTGGATACCAAACTTTTGTGTTTGACAGAGGTTTCATGTCAGTTGCTTACTAAACAAAGAATCTCTATTGTCCGAAATGTAGTCAATGATGTTATTTTTGATACACCATTTGATGAAATTCAATTGAGCGAGCGTCGTTTGAATTTCATGAGATGTACCAGGTACAACATATGAAAACTTTTGTGATCTACAAAATGGATCAAACAATTGTTTACTGTAACCATTGAGACTTGACTTGTACGCACAATGGACGGTGAATAACTTTCCATCACCTGTCGTGTATGATGTGTGATTCTTCTTCGCATAGTTTGTGATAAACCACTCCAAATTTCGGAGAGAGATACCACTTGTTTTGTCCAATATAGTTAGTAGTGTAGATCTATTCTTCTCATTGTCGTAAAAATTGTTGATAGAATTTAGTAGAATATCGTTTTTGCTCATTATCATATTAGACCCCCAAATCTCTAAGTCCGTTAGATGATTGACACCCCGGACAATTCGGGTCATACACCTTTTCGGGTCCATGTGTGTGTAAACTTGAACTTGAAAGAGATTTGTTACGATTTATGAAAGCCCCTTGTGCCGCATGTCTAGAACAATATCCTCCATAGAGTCCCTTAAATGTACACCTCTGACCATTGGCTTTTGTACCTTTACATGTGGTACTAGTATATGTTTCTGGTAGATCTTTCAAAAGAACATCAAGTGAAATGCCATGCTTCTTGGAAAGGATTTCGGCATAGTCATTCAGAATAGAATTAACACGATGCTCCAATTCTTCATCTACCAGTTTTGTAATCTTCTCATAGAGACTCATTCTTACTAGTACTTTGCTCGTAGTTTTTAAATAAGTCTTCAACTGATTCTTC